TACGATACCTACGTTCAACTCAGCAGACAGCTTAGAGAGACGTACTGACAAGTCAGCCAACATCTGTTCCTTGCTTTCCTCTGACGACCCAACAAGAACATCTTGGATAGGTTCGAAGAACACAAACTTAACCCCACAAGCTACAGCAAAGTAACGTATCTGGTCAATCAGGTCATCAGCACCTTGACCATCACTCATGTAGAACTGGTAGAAGTTCTCATCAGCAGTGAGCTTACCAATAGCCTCTACTACCTGATCTTCTGCACCTTTCTCTTCGATCAGATCACGCCGTGTAAGGTTGTCACTGCATTCATAAGACACAAGGCCAAGCAGTGAACGTAGCTTAGTCTCCTCCAAGTGCCATGCTGCAATAGGAACCTTCCGCTGCAACATATTGTATTCCAAGAACCGCATGATCTCAGTCTTACCGATACCCGTTGGTGCTTTAATCACCGTGAAGTGACCTTGCATGAGACCAAGTATCTTATCGTCTAGGGCTTGGATACCTGTAGGTACATACTGATGCTCAGGCGTATCCTTATACAGCGACAAGAAGTCCTGAGTGCTATTCATTACGTTCTCAGGTGTGAACTTACGTGCGTTCCACCATGCACCCTTGAAGTCAGCAGCCTTGCCAGCCTGTAGGAACTCGTTAGCATCCTTGTAAGGTCGATGGTCAACACGGTAGACCTTATTCGGGAACAGCTTGGACACACGATCAGCAAGAGCATTACCTGCGTCATCGTTATCTACAGACAGGATAATCTTCTCGAAGCTGTTAAGCCAGTCAGCACAGTTCTCCCAGAGCTTCTTGGAGGGCGTAGCAGACGGTAGAGACACCACAGGGTTAGTGTAGCTGCTCTTGAGCATCTGAGCTACTGAGAGGGCGTCTAGCTCCCCTTCCGTGATTGTCACCATCTTGGAACTACCAGCAGTGAAGAGGTTCATGCCGAACAGTTCGTCACCCTTGAAACCATTCTTGGCATAGAAGCCTTTCTCTGTCAGGTTACGTACCTTAATTCCGCCGCTGGGGTATACATACTCCTGACGATCCCCATACGTAAGAACACCGTAGTCCTCCATAGTCTTGGTGTTAATACTACGCATATTGACATATCCCCCTGCGGAGGTGTCTTCTATACGCTTTGGCGTGTATTCTATCACACTCATGTCGTCGTACTCCTTATTCCCCTTGGTGGGGTATTTCTCTGAGGCCCACTCATACTTGGCATCCCTTGAGGGGTAGCCCCTGTTGCAACTCTTGCAGTGGCCTACTCTCTCTGTTGTGTTGTAGCAGAAGGCATCAGAAGAGCCACAATCTACAAAGGGACATGGTTGGTGTATTACTTCGGTCATGTGGCTCTCCTTTTGGGTTTGATTAAGAGTATTTGGCTTCGAGGTCTGACAACCACTTCTCTTGCTTGTCGGTAAGAGACGAACGGTCATACCGAATTACATCGCATAGAAACTTACGTGAGTTGCCTGCGATCTCCTTGAGGCCAGACTCCAATACATCTAGTGCTCGGCGTGAAGGCGTGAGCGTAGCAGACTGAAGTTGAAGCTCTAGCTGTTGGATACGAAGCTCAAGAGGGTTTTCTGTACGTGTTGCAACCCGTTGTCCACGTGGCTTGAAAGGTACGACACCTTTTTTCTTGAGGGCGTAGTAGTACTTTGGGTAGCTGTCATATGCCGTATCATTCTTGACAAAGGATTTGACTGCGCCACGCCCTTGCTCTTTTACTTTTGTGTGCATTGACAGAGCTTCTCTAGGTGACATTTGGTCAACCACAACGAGTGAAGTTGATGTGTCTCGGTTAGTCTTAAATGTTGCTACGTTATCCATTTCAGTTTCCTTCTGCTTTGATGATGTAATAGGCGTGTTCAAGTTCCCCAGATTTGGGATAAGCGGCTCTTGCGAGGCTTGCGACAAAATTGTAGTCTTTGGTGTCGATGAGGATTTTAGCAATCTCGTTAGCCATTTCCTCAAGAGGCCGTTGTTGTTCTCGGTATTCTTCTCTTGCACGATCCCTTTCTCCTTCAGATTCTACTGCATCTACATCAATACCTTCTGCACGGTATTTGTCAAGTTTCCGATCAACATTAGAGCTTTCAGCTTCTGACCGTTCACCAAGAGACTTTAGCTTTGCTATTCGTTCAGCTTCTTCTTTAGTTGCCTTACGGCGCTTCTGAACTTCCTTAACGCCCTTAAGGCCACCTTTATCAAAAGCTGACGACAATTCAGGGTCAGACTGGATTTGCTGACGGGCCTTTTCCCACCTAGCAATTGTTGGTCGGCTAACACCAAGTTCGTCTGCGTGCTCTGCCTGCGAGGGTACAATTGTATCAATTGATACATTTGAAACATCGCCCCCTAAACGGTTCTTGTTACCTTCTGGCGCACCTTTACCTCGAACCCCCATTACCTCAGCACGGTGTATGTAGAACTCTTTCTTCTCAAGGTCGCTCAAGTGTCGTCGTGCGACATTCTCAGAGGTAACGTAAGCGATAGCCTCCTCTTTAGTCCCCTGAAACTCAGCAAAGATAGGGTCAACGCCAGCTTGTAGTGCAGCCTCATAGCGGTGGCGACCATCAAGGATTTTACCTTCGTATGTAGCAATCGCACGATCTAACCTAAAGCCGTTGGCTACCATATCATTGGCAATATCTTCTACAGTCTCAGGCTTGTGTGGCAACCATAAGCATATCTCATGGTACTGCCATTCATCCTTCTTTGGTGACATTCTTGCCAACCACTCTTCATCATCCATAATCTCTCCTTTCGTTTTAACTTATGTTTATTAACTATTAGTAGTGAATACTAAAGTCAACACTTACGTTGTTCTAACGAACCCTACACTTACTTATAGGGATATTTTATGAAGTCTTAGACATCACGAATTGTTACAGAGTGTTTGTTGTAGCTTCTCAATAGCTGACTTTTCATGTCGTGATACCCACTTCTGGTTCTCATTCATGGCTACACCCACCTCATCTTGTGTCATGTCTTTCCAGTACCTCATCTTGATAACTTCCCACTCTTCTGCGGATAGTGTTGTTATAGCAACAGATAGGACATGGGCTTTGTAATCTAAGTCTTCATAGTCTCCTGCATGATTGTCAGGTGATACCCCAAAGTCCTCGTCGTAAGGTATGTTCTCAGAAGCCAAGACAGTCTTAAGCCAAGAGTGTCCCTTCTTTGACATACGGTTCCTCTCTGGGTCATCAATATCCCTTGTCAGTCGCCTAGCTACATCATGGTCAGGTATAAAGACAGGCTGTGTCTCTAGGTTGAGGTAACTGTGCATACGTCTGTTAGCCTCCCTGTGTAGCTTCGCTGGGTGAGCCTCAGGCTCTTTAGATAGTATCTCATAGCACTTGAGTACCCCCTCTTGCACAAGGTCTTCTCTGTGGCTCTCAGAGTTATATTTGTATGCCAGCCTCTCACACATACCTACGATCTCTTTTTCAGTCATGCTCTTCTGGCTCCTGTTCTAGCTCTGTCTGACGTAGAAAGATCAGTTGGACTACATCAAGTGGAGATACATCAGGACATACCTTCAAGGCTTCGTTGATTAGGTTAATCTCAGCTACGGTCATCTTCTACTCCATCTGGTCGTTGCTCTAGTATCCACTCAAACACATCCTCTATGTCTGTCCGTGTAACACCACAGAACAAGAGCATCTTGAGGCCAAGAGCTTGTATCTCTTCTGCTGCTGCATCACTCATGTGGAACGTGTAGGTTGCACTACCGTCTTCGTTCTCAACTACTTTCTCTACCCCAATGTGGATTGGTGCTTCATCATCATCAGTCATCTTCATTCTCCTCATCAAATCCATAAAAGTTTAGCACACGGGTAAGTGCTTCAACGTCACCTGTCAGGATATTAAAGTCTTCCTGCTGAACATTTGACAACGACCCCATGTTATTCAATCTTTGCAGTTCTTCTCGGTACATCTCTCGTGTCATCTTGAGGCGTACCTGCACGATAGCATCTGCGAAGTCATACAGTGCATCATGTCCGTCAAGGTGTTTGATTATCTCACTCAGCATCGTCTTGTCCTTCCATTAAAGCAGCCCATGATACAGGGTACAGGTCTTGCATGATAGTAGACACTTGGTCAGCTACAAGGCGGCTCTCGTACTGTGTGTCAGGCTTGCACCGAAGGCGACACATATCAGCAAAGGCATCCAGTGAACCTGACCAGTACCACTCTGTCATAGTAGACTGAGGCAGTACCATACGTGCCTGCTCAGGTGCTACGCCATCGTCCAGCAACTTCTTGTATAGTACTAACGGTTGCTCCATGCCATAATAGGCGAAGTCATAAGAGAGAGTATCAGAAGTAACCTCACCCTCAGAGCCTTGCTTCTTGTCAGCACTACGGCCACGCCATACGTCAGGCACATAGAACTCAGGCTTATCATCGCAGTATCGACGAGATATTTCGTTCCATCTCAAAAACTTATGCTTCACAAGTTGTCGTGCTACATAGATAGGAGCCTGACAGTGGAAGCTTACGAAGGCATGGCCGAAGGGCGAAAGGTGTTTATGCTTGGCTAGGTACTTAATGAGCTTGGTGTCACGTTGTGATAGACGCATGGTCTGACTGTCGTGGTATTCCCAGTCAGACTTCTTTCCGAAGCTGACCCGTGCTGCATTGACTACCGAAAGGTCTGAACCCATGTGGTCAACCAAAGTTGCTGTAATCTGTGTCATTAAAACATATACTCCTGTGTCTCTTCGTCATATGATGGTAGCTGATTGTAACTCTCTCTTGTAACAGCTACAATACCAATTTCCTCTAGGGGGGATGCTGGGATAACACCCATCTCAATCAAGTGTTGTTCTAGTTCTAGGCTCATTTTCTTGTTCTCCAGTATGTCCAACTAACCATACAATGACCTTTACCGAACACTAAGTCAATAAGAAAAACCAGATTATGTCGATTATTTCTCTTCCAACTCCAGTTTCTTGCACTAAAGGTCTGGTTGCTCTGTCCCCCTAGTGTCACATTAAGCAACACACTAAGGGCAATACCGATCCTCTGTAGGTAAACTAGCAATCTCTTTTCTCCTTCGAGCAAGTGTAGAAGATGTGATCTCCAGCCTTACCATCTACCTTGTATACCTTAGTCCAAGATGGACGCACATAGGTCGTATGATAGTGGGTAGAGCTTGATCCTACCTCGTACCCATCAAGGAACATAGATGCTATCTCTACGGCCTTCTTATAGGCTCTACGGTCTATCTCTGAGGTGTGTAGCCTTGGGTTGTCTGAC